CCTTGATGAGGCGGTGTCCGTTGCAATCGAAAATTTCAAATCCAGACTGAACGAGGGACGGAACGATGATGCAGCATAAGTTTGAAGATATCTGCGGTTACGTCTCACCCAAGGGGTTCGCTAAGCTTGATCGCATCGCACAGGAGGCGGCGAGAGTGGCCCATGAACGCGAATCGGCATCGAAGGCGAGGGCGAACGGCGTCTCCGATTCGGGGTGGGTAATTGCTCAGGTGGAATACGGACGGGAGAATACTGTTGAAAATGCCATGATCGATGCGGGTATAGAGGCCTGTGTCATTATGCGCCAAGGACCGGAGAGGAAGCGCCGATATAAGATTTTGCCATCAAAGCCGACACCTGTTTTCAATGGAATCGTGTTCGTTTTCTGCGTTGCTGATGCTCATGCGCTTAGGGGTATTCTTACCTTTGATCACGTCAAGAATATCATTATGTCGGGTGAGGCTGCGGTTAAGATCGATCCCGAAACGATAAGCCACTTCAAGGAGTTGGCCGATCAAGGAGCGTATGATTACAATCGCCGATCCGATGCGATCAAGAAGGGTGACAAAGTCAAGATCACGAGCGGGCCATTCGTTGGTTACGAGGTGTCGGTTGATGCGTTTGGAGAAGGTGGGCAGGGCGATGCGGTAGTAACTATCGTCATCTTCGGAAAACCTACCGTCTTCAATATGCCTCTTGTCATGCTCGAAAAAGTGTGAGTACAAATGCGCATGGTCGATCCGGTTCTTAGCGGGCTTTTGCTCTAGCGCCCGGACCCAGCCCTTACAGTCTCCCGAATGAGACGCCGATTCAGGGCCAGTGCTACAGCTATGCGACGACGAACCACGAGGCGGCCAGAGGGTCGCCTTTTTGCATTGTAGGTATGGGCGACATTCTCGCCGCAAAATTACCAGCCCGCCTCGCTCTGGGCAGATGCCTGTGAATGACCGATGGTTTGAACCTAACGTTCAACGGTCGCCATCGCCATGGCAGGATTGAGCAGCCCTTGGGCAAGGCATCATCCTCGACTTCGAGGGGAAGGGCGGATGCCACCCCCTGGGTCAAGGGACCGTACCGGGTTTTCTCCCCCTGCGGGCCGGGACGACCCCGAAAAGCCGCCAGTCAAACAGTTGAAAAAATTGGGTTAACGGGGTTAACGCCGTTAACCCATGCGTTAACGAACGGGTTAACAATGAGCGATTTGATGTGGTCCATCGCGCAGATTGCTGCGCGGGACGGCGTTTCCAAGGCCGCGGTTTCCAAAACCGTGAAGAAGTTGGCGGAAGACCGCCCGGAAACGCCGATTGAGCGCGGTTCGCAGGGTCATGTGCGTGCGGTATCACTGGCGCACTATGACCATTACCGCCAGCGCTTCGTTAACCCAGCAAAGGCGTCAGCGCCCTTGCGAATGCCCGACGCACAGATGGATTTTCCAACTGATACGGGTTCCTCAGTTCGGAAAGAGGATAGTTTCGAAGAGGCCAAAAGGCTGAACGAATGGCTGAAGCACGTCCGAGAACAGCTTCGCCATAATGAGGATTGCGGAGCCCTAATCCGCAAAGACAGAACAGACCAGGCGGTCGCGATGATCGGCGGAGAAATCCAGTCCATCGTGAAGCGGCTTCCAAATCGGGCTGACACTATCGCCTTGGCCGTTTCGAAAGAAGGGGTTCACGGGGTCCGCGTTCTTCTCCGGCAGATCGCGATCGATATTTGCAATGACATCGCCGACAAGCTGGGAGCTTTGGCTGAGGCAGCGCCCGAGAACGACCCGCTAATTGAGGATGAAGATGCATGACTGTGCATCCTGGTGCCTTTCGTGTCGTGTCATCGGCCTTGGCGCGCACGATCCGGAGTGAGCCTCCGGTCCCCTTTGATATTTACCTTCCGCAGAACATCGTTCTGGTGGACGGCCCGAAGAAGGGAGATTTGTGGTCGGCCGAAGACGCACCGTATCTTGTCGAAATTGCGCAGTGCCTTAGCCTGGAGCATCCTTGCACAGAGGTCACTGTTCGAAAATCGCAACAGACCGGCGTTTCTATTCTGGCGCTGGCGTGGATGCTCTACATAGCGGAGACCTGCCCGGACAATTCGATTTACGGCGTGCCCGGTCTCGATACCCTGCAGGATATCAACTCCGGCAAGCTTCAGCCGCTTATCGATGCATGGCAGAAGCATACCGGAAAACAGATCATCATGCCGACGACCAGCCGGTCCGGCGTAGGGTCGACGACTTACGAGAAGAAGTTTCCCGGCGGGTCGCTGTATCTGGCGAACGCCAATACCGTTATGGACCTTTCGGCCAAAACGACCCGCTTCGGGGTCAAGGACGAGGTTTCGAAATGGCAGACGCTTCCTAACGGCGCGGATCCGGAAAACCTGTTCTTCGGTCGCTTCACGGCTTTTCGTCGGCAGAAAACCTACAAGATATTCGGGCTTTCGACACCAGAACTCGATAGCGGTGACGCGCTTGGCGAGGGTCCGGGACATTGCCGCATTGACCGGGATTTCCGCCGGTCCGACCAGCGTTTCTGGTACATTCGCTGCCCGGAGTGCGGTACCGAGCAGGTTCAGGAAGACTCTAATCTCCTGATCAATCGGGAGCATTTGCACAAGACGGTTATGCGGTGCGTCGGCTGCACGCATCATATTTCGGAGATGGAGCGTGTCCCTGCCGTGCAGCAAGGGCGCTATATTCCGACGATGACGGGGCCGGACAGGCATCCGGGCTTCCATGTCGACGCCTTCATGTCCCTTATGATGTCGTACGAGGCAATCGCAGAGGACAAGATCAAGTACGAGGCGAAGGGTGAGGCTGGCGCCAAGGATTACTCCAATCTGATTTGCGCCAAACCCTACCAGATGAAGGGGAACGCCCCCGATCATCAGCGCCTTATGGAGCGACGGGAGGAATACCTCGCCGGGACAATCCCCGCTGGTGGATTGCTGTTCGTTGCTGGCGCGGACGTGCAGTCATACGGCATTTACTGCGAAGGTGTTGTCTTCGCAGAGGACCGTCAGAGCTGGAATGTTTTCGCCGAGTTCTTCGAGGGGGCGACGGATAATCCGCAAGCGGGTGCGTGGCTCCTCCTCGATGAATTCTGCGAACGGGAGTTTCCGGACAGCCATGGCGTTCTGCGCAAGATCGAGGCGTTGGCCGTCGATAGCGGTTATCGGCCCACTCAGGTTCTCGAATGGTGCCGGCGGCGTCCGAATGCGTATGCGATCAAAGGCATGCCAGGACGTGGTGTCGCCGCGATCAGCCCGCCGGTGCGTAAATCGGTAAACAAGCGCGGCAAACGCAAGAGGCACGGTTCGGCCATGTCGTGGCCGGTTGGCACATGGGCGTTGAAAGCGGAGTTCTACGGAAACCTTCACAAAACCGGTTTGCGTTCCGGCGAAGCGACAGATCCACCAGGCTATTGCCATTTCCATATGGATCTGGGCGAGGAGTATTTTCAGCAGCTGACTGCGGAATACTTCAGCCAGAAGATGGTGAAGGGCAAACTGCACGAAGAGTGGATGCCTCGTCGCGAGCATAACCACTTTCTCGATTGCCGCATTTACGCGATGGCGATGGCCGAGCATCTCGGTATCTCTCGCCTGACAAAAAGCCAGTGGGCGGCGCTGCGCGCAAAACATGAACCGGCAACCCCCGTCGATCTTTTGTCGCCGGAAAGCCAGCAAGTCGCAGATCGGGTATCGCCGGAAGAGATTCCGGCCGTCCCGCCTGCGCCAGTAAAGAAGCCAGCAGAAAACAGGTGGGCGAAAAGACGATGACCGAAAAGATGCGGGTACGGGTAAAGGCTGGCAGTGTCGCTGTTCCTGCCGGAAATCCGGCCCAGCATCGCAGCCGCTCGGCGTATTTGCGCGACACCCAGTCCGGTGTCATCAAGGCGCGTCCCGCTTCACTGCGGGAGCATCGGGATGAAGTCCGGCGCGTCTGGGTTCGCGCGGCTGGTCTTGCCATGGACATGTTGCAGAATTCCGGTCGGTTGCGTGGCGCTGCTGATCAGATCCTTGCTGATACCGTCGGCGTCGAGCTTCAATTGAACCCGCGCCCGGACCTTTCAAGGTTCGGTTATTCAGCGGCGGAGGCCGTGGAATGGACGCGTCAGGTCAAGGCTCTCTGGAAAATCTATGCGTGGAACCCGCAGGAGTGTGATTTTCGCGCAAAGCTCACCATCCCCCAGATGACGGATGTGGGGCTGCGGCACTGGCTTGCCTTCGGTGAGAGTGTCGGGGTTGTCTCGTATCTTCCGCAGCGGGAGA